GCCAAAGGCTTCTTTTTGTGCAACATCATCAGCGTCAATGCTGGATTTAATTTCAGCAGAAATGCTTTTAACGATTTTATCATCTAAGCCACGGACAAGTTCGCCGCCAATTTCTGCGTCTCGCAAAAAATTAGAATACCATTTCCGCCTGTCTTCTCGCGTTTCTTGCTGAGCAAAACTGCCCCGCACGCGAGCCATGTGGGCGCGTTCTTTTAAACTAATAACTTGCTTGGCAATTTCTTCCGGGGAAAAATTTTGGTTGGTTAAATATTCCCTAAATTTTGAAGCGCCCAACTCCAAAGCGGAATCAAACTGCTGAGCCGGCAAGCGGCCCATCACCCTTGCTTGGTCCTCAATTTGACGCGCATGTTCGGTGGCGCCCTCAAGGCCATTAGCTTTGGCAATTGCCTTTTGCTGCTTTACAAAATTTTCAGTGTGGTCGATGTAATATGTGTTGGCAAGCAAACCAAGCTCTTGCTGCAATTCCTGAGCGACTACTGGGTCAACCAGATCAAGCGTTGCCCCAAACCCGTCAGACACCGCACTGAATTTTTCAGCGGCCTGCTCCGGGGTAAGCCTGCCTTGCTTGGCCTCAAGCGCGGCCAGGGACATCGCCTTACGCGCCTCAGTCTCAACCTGAGACTTCAATACGCTATTGGCAGTTTTCGCCGCAGCACTTCCATATGCTGTTGGGAAAAATTCTTCTCGCGCAGACTTTAGGGCCTCGCGTGGATTAGCAGCGCCAAATTCTTGCCCTGCCTTAATCGCCTGTTTCTCTGCAACCCCAAATGCGAATTGCGACATCTTATTAAGGGCGGCAGACATGCTTTCATAACTACTTGCCTGCATTCGCGCAGCGGTGGTGTAATCAACGGCTGGCACAGAGGCAACGCCGACGCCAAGAGGCCGATAGCGCGGAAGTCGTTCAGCCATTAATAAAGCCCTCCAAGGCCAAACCCTGGTAACCCAGAACCAGCCATCGGCGTTAAATTAGGTACTGTTCCAGCAAATGTAACTGGCTGCAATCCAGCCAATCCGGTTGCTGGAGCATTCAATGGGGTTGTTAGTGACGTTGGCGCACCAATCCCTGGCGCCAGCGGCACGCGACCAAGACCACCCAACATGCCAGCGCTAACAGCGGAGGATGCCAGCGTCATAAAGGCGGCGCCGCGCGCTTGAGCTATTGCGGCCCTGGCTGCCGATTCATATTGTTGGGCCTGCAATTCTCCGGTTCTTTCCGCAATCAATCTGTTGTCTATAGCAGCGTATGACTCAAGCGCGCCCCTGGCCAAAGCATATTGCTGCAAAGCGCCTGCACTGCCGGAAAATGGGTCAATACTTCCTGCCCCAGCGCGGGCATTAATTGTTGCCTGCGTCCTCAGAATATTGTCCAAAACAGCCACACCTTGCTGCTTGTATTTCAATGCCTCGCCACGCGCTTGGACCCGAGCCTGGGTGGCCTGCGCCATATATCCAGCGGCAGTTGTTTTGCCGGCCTGCACCTGAGATGCCGCACCCATGGCACCAAGAGCAACAGCAACGAATGGTAGGGCCTGAGCCATGTTATTGTCCTATGCTCACTTTGTAGTCGATACCCAACAGCGTCATTTTCAGCGGCACTGTCTGACCAATAGTAATTTGGCCATCATACCCATAACCCAAAATGCCGTGAAGCGTTTTAATGCCGGTGTACTCTGCAACATCATCATCAAGAAGATTGGTGCCAAACCTACGAAATGGCACTTCTTTGCCATTAATCGTCATAGCTTGCGTCTCAAACAATTCGGCATTTACCTCAAAAATGCGCTTCTTGAATCCCCGCAGCGAACCGCTTGGAAGGCGCGGCTCCACCGGAAGCGTGATGATTGACGGCGTAAAGTTTAATCCGACCTGATAGCTGGTGGCTGCCGACTCCGCGAAGGTAACGGTGTAGGGAGACGCCGGAACGGTCTGATCCGGCTCGATCACACCATCCCTAATAATCTTTACAGTCTCGGCCTCAAGGTGATCCATTGTAACTGATGCAGCGGCGCCGCCGGTTTTGGCGCTATCGAGCAAAACATCCGGGTCAAAGACCTCAACGTAATAAACATTTGCGGCGTTGATGGTCCGCTTGACAACCGTATAAATGTCATCAACGTCAACGCCAATTCCAATAAATGATCCGTCCGTTGTCCATTCGGACGGCGCAATGACGTTTTGCGACCGCAAGATGGTGTAGCATGCAATTGATCCGTCATCGTCATTGACGATCAACAGCCTGTCCCCCTCATCCGTAGATGTCGAAACACGCACCGCCATCTCAACAGGCGACTTGAGAAGATGAGAGGACAGCAATGATATCTTGGCTGCGGTGTAGGCATTTTGCGTGTCGGTGTACAAAAACTCTTGCAGTGATTTGCCCTGGCGCTGGACGAAGATCGTGGCGCCGTCAATGTTTTGCAATCGGATGCCGGGCTTGCTACCATACGAGGTTTGCTTTTTGACAATCAAATTGGTTGGCGTGATCGGCTCATCCAGCGCCTGCGGCACATAGAACTCGCCGCCGGTTGTAAAGACTTGCAGATGACGGCCTGCGTAGATATCGACAATGGCATTGAACGTGCCTGTGTCCAGCGTGGCCTGCACCGCATCATCATCCAAACTCTCATTGGGAGAGAAGTCAAAAAAATTACCTACCCTTGAGCCGAAAAGGGTGGAGGGCAAAGCCCTTGTGCCGCCGAAATACATACGCCCTTCATGGAACGTCACGCTGCGTGGATAGCCACGCGCTGCCGACCAAGCATCATCATAACCATGCTCGGTCTCGTAATCGCCAGCACTGATTGCGCTGGTGTCAAAAAATGAAATCTCAACGTAAGCCTTGACTACGGTATCGCTGACAAACTCAACAATTCTAGCGCGGCCAAACCCGTTCAGAACATTGATGTATTCATCAACAAATGAGGCGGCAAATGGCGCCACCTTATAGTTTGACGTTGCATCCGGCGCCGTATCCCAATCGGGGTAAACCGTGGCAACCTTGGTGGACGCGACATAATCCTCGATGTGCCTAGATTGCCCGCTGCCAGTGCCGGCTGTGATGGTAACAAACATTCCATTGGGCTGGTCATCAGACGTAAATGATGTTGCGTTTTTCAGTGTAATCGTGCTGATTGATCCAGCTTGCGCCGACCCATTATCAGTTGTCGCGCCAGATGCGGTGAGGGTTATATTCCCGCTCGCGGCCGACGGTGTAATATTGTAGGTGGTCACATGCGTATCAATTTCAAACCCATACTTTGGCACAAAATCAAATTCAATTTCACTGGCCGTCCAATCAGCATCAGTGGCGCCACGCACGATTTTAGTGGGTGGCAAATCTTCATGCACAATAATCACGGTATCTGCCGATTGCACCCAATTCATTTCCGGCAAAATCGCAGCCGTCAAACTGGAGACGGTTAAATAATCGTTACCGCTTGCGTTAATGTTTGTGATAAGGACACGGTTTTTGAAAACGTACATGCGGCCTGGCGTGAAAACCAGCATATAGCTGTCGGACACACTAAACTCAAAATGCGCCATGCGAACCGCATTGGCGGCTCCGGCGTCGAGTTCATAAAGAAACTTCGTTCCATCTCGACGCTTGGCGCCGCCCTGCGGTTGAATGGAAACATTTTTCGCGGTAGACAAGCCAGACTTGTATTGCGCCAAGTCAGTCCTGGCGCGTAGCTTTGGGTCCATTTCGCCAGAAGTAAAATCGTTTTGGATTTGGATAATCCGGCTCATCCACGCACATCCGTCAGCGGGAAGTCTTGAATGTTCTGCGGCGGAAGATCGCGCCCATCAATATTCATGGCAACACGCATCAAACCGCCGCGCATGTTTTCTGCCGGATAGCCATAAGCGATTTGATGATAATATTGGCCTTTGGTTATTTGATCGGTAATTGGCTCTGCAAATGATGCAGCAAGAGCATGCTTGAGAAGATTGACAAAGTATGGCGGGAAAGAAGACGGCTCCGGGCGGAACTGATAATCAATCCACACGCTTTCAAGATTAGTGTAAAGCCCCAAGCTATAGATTTCAAAATCTCGGGTAGTCGGTGCGGACACTGAGCTTGAGTAAAAGACGGCCTTGGGGTTGCCAAGAATGTCGCCAGGAAGCGCGTACTTGTACTTCCACTCATTGATTGGAGCGTCAATCAGGCGCCCAAGCGCAACCTTCTTGATCGACCAGCTATAAGGATACGACATCAACAAGGTGTCTTGGATGTCGTCATAAAGACGATCCGCAACCTGTGCCTCGTCAGTACCATCGCTAAAGCTGGAAAGAGGAGACGCGCCAAGCATAATTAGCGCGTCAGAACAAATAGTTAGCTTTGTATCACCAGCGGACATAATCGCCCCTTGTTAGAAGTGGGGCGGGCGCGATGCCCGCCCCAGGTCTAATTAGTCGGTGTCGGTAGCGGCAAGCGTGGTGCCGTCCGCAACGTCGACAACCCCACCCGAGTTCGACAGAACCTGGGTAAGGGTGCTGACGCGAGTACCGCCAGTCGAGGTCACGCAATAGATCAGATCGCCCACCGCAAGGGTGTCCGAAATGCTATTGAAATAACCAGAGGTGTTAACGTCAGCAATCGTGTCGGCGGTCTGATAAGTGTAAATGCTAGGAGCATTACCCTTCTTAGAAGCCGCAACAACGCCGAGTCCAGAAGCAGCGAAAGCCATGATTCAGTCCTCCTTACTCGGTGCTGCTGATCTTGACGATACCCTCGTCGTCAATGCTAACCGCGCCAGCGGAGAACATCGAAGAAACGAGGAAGCTCGTCTTCTCAGGCACATAGTTGATTTCGGTTTTCTGGGCCATCGAAACACCCAGGCCAACCGCGTCACGATGGAACGCGAAGCTGGAGCGCGTGGACGGAAGCGGCAGACCACCTTCGTCACGATCGCCAAGCGTCACGAACTTAAAGCCAAGGAACGTGTCGATCTCGCCACGAACAAGGGCTTTCACCGAAGCGAAATCGCTCGAAGTAAGCTCCTGCTCATCCAAAAGCGAAGACAGGCCATTCGCATGGATTACAATGCAGCGACCTTCAGCCGGGACGTTATTGGTGTCCAGAGCCTTCTTCGCAGCAAGCAGCTTGGCAAGGTTCATGTTCGTTCCGACGCCACCAATGTCAGTGCCGACAGTCGAGGGCGACGAAGCCGAATTGAGGGCGTCGATGACAAGCTGGTCCATACGGCGACCAATCGCATCACCGACAACCTTCACCAGTTCGCGGCGTTCGTCAAAGTTGACTTTCGCCTGATGGAAGATGTCGCTGTATTCAGCCGCGATGTAATCGGACATCGTGGCGGAAACCTGCGAGTAGGTCACATTGAGCGGGGTAACGTCAGTCTGCGGAACGCGGACAGTCGCAACACCTTTCCCGATTTTCGGGAACTTAACGACAGAACCTTCGACATTCATTCGTTCACGGGTCACGCCGGCAAGCGCGCGGGACGCCTGATAAGCCTGCTTGACTTCCGCATCGAACAATTGAACGAAAGCGTTAGAAATGCCTACGGCCATTTCCTTTTCCTTTCGGTTCGGTTTACGAAAAACGCCTAGCAGGTATCCGAATCGGGCTGCGGCTTGAACGGTTTTGCGCCTCGTCCCAAGGCCGTTCTAACGGGCCAGAAGGTTATCCGTTAGAATGATTATAAGAACGAGGCGCTACATTGTAAATAGCGTTTTGTCAAGACAGACTGTGCTTAGTCCGCCTTATTTCAGACACTATTGCCGCAATCTTTTGAATCGTGCAGTAACCCAAAGAAGGATGCCGATCGCTATCCCCATCAGGGTGGTCCTCAAAGACCCCGCCGAAATCAATGTCTTTGGCCTTCAGTACCTGTTCGACCGGGGCTTGATTCCTCATACTGGCGAGTAATCTTGAGTCCCATAAACCTGATCGAACATCTTCTCGACCTTGGCGCGATAACCCGGATCGTTGACATATTCAGGCTTTGCAACCATAGCGGACAGTTCTTCTTTAGACGGAAGACCCTCAATCGGCCCGACATCTACAGGCACCGGCTGATCGCCATAGTATGAGCGGACTTTTTGCAAGGCGCGTAGACCTTGGGCAGTGCCGCCCATGATCTTGAACTCCTCAAAGTCACCATCGCTCCACACACCCTTGCGAACAAGACCCTGCGCCCACTCGGTCATGGACTTGATCGTCATGTCCGCGTTCGGCCCAAGTTTCTGGTGTTCTTCCTGGTACGAGACTTCGGCCAGTTCCTGCTCTTGCCCAGCCATGCTGATAAACTTTGACGCCAGGTCTTCGAACGCCTGCTGGCTGATGCCGTTTTCTTTTGCCCAATCTTTGTACGTTGAGAAAAGTTCGTCATCTTCCGCGATATTAGCTTCCTCAAACATCTTCACGTCATATTCTTCAGGCGCTTTGTGCTTGCCCTGAGAAAACTTCTTCTGAAGTTCGTTGTATGATTTTGCAAGATTTTCGAGATCAGGCCCATCA